AACTGGAATTTATAGTTCATGGCGAGATATGATTCGAAGATGTACTAGTCCTAATCTTAAAAATTATAAATATTATGGAGATAGGGGTATTGTTGTTTGCAAAAGATGGATGGAATTTTCTAATTTCCTCAAAGACATGGAGAACGAATGGAGACCTGAACTTACCATTGAAAGAAAAGACAATAACAAAGGGTATTTCCCTAGAAATTGTCGATGGGCAACAAAAAAGCAACAAGCCAGAAATAGACGAAATAATCACCTAGAAACATTTAATGGTAAAACTCAATGTTTAGCAGAGTGGTCAGAAGAAGTTGGAATTCCTGCAAGAATTATTCAGCAACGGATAAGTCGTGGTTGGATGCCAGAAAAAACACTAACAACACCAGTCCGTAAGAAAAGGAAAAAATAATGGCAGCACCTCTTTCTGGAATACTAAGAAGTATCAACAGAAACAAAAATCGTCCTTTGAATATACTGATGGCCAACAATCACGAGGGCTACAGTGCAACCCTAGCAAAGACTGGTCATAACTTTTATGTTTTACAACATGCTAAATTTCATAAATGGAGCAACAAAGAAAGGTCTATTCCTTCTAACTTCTTCTTTTTGGAAGGGAATGAAATTGCGCAACAATTAAAAACAGACATAGCATTTGATCTAGTTTTAACTCAAAACAGAATTGATCATTATCCGATTTTTATTCAACTAGCTAAACAGCTTAACTGCCCATTATTACAAATGGAACACACATTGCCATGGCCGGATTGGAACGACTCGACAACCGAGCGCATAGGACATCTCGAATGTGATCACAACATCTTTGTTGCCGACTTTTCTGTTGGAGCATGGTTCCACGATTCCAAAGACCCAAATGTACAGATTATTCACCACGGCATGGATACTGACTATTGGGATGGCTGGGTCGGCGGTGATGGGAAGATAATGACTGCTGTTTGGGATTACATAAAAAGAGATCGAATATGCGGCTTCTCTATATGGAAAGAGGTTACCAAAGAATTACAGGTCAATCCTTGGGGTGAAACACCCGGCCTATCAAAAATGGCCGACAGCACAGATCATCTTAGAGAACTGTATAGTAATGCCTCCGTATTTCTAAACACCACCCTTTGGTCGTCTTGCCCATTCTCTCTACTAGAAGCAATGTCTGTAGGCTGTCCGATAGTGACAACAGCAACTACATCCATACCAGAGTTTATAAAGAATGGAGTAAATGGGTTTATCACTAATGATCCAATAGAAATGAAGAAACATCTCGTAGAACTAATCGAAGATAAAGATATGGCACTTGAGATTGGTGCTGCTGGAAGAGAAACTGTTCTGAAGCAGTTCGGACAAAAACAATTTATAGACGCATGGAATGAGGCATTTAGAAAAGTTTCTGAATGTCCAACTGGTAGATATTGATGAAATGGAGAAAATCAATATGAAATTGAACCTTGGTTGTGGACATGACATCCGTACTGGATATATCAATATTGACAAAATACCACAAGGACAAGCATCGCCAGATATATACAGGCAGGGAGATATTCAGTCATTGGATTGGCTAGTTGAAGACGGTACTGTAGAAGAGATAATTGTTATTGATAGTTTAGAATACTTGCCAACAGCAGTGATTAAGATGGCTTTGATTAACTGGGCTAAAAAATTATCTGATGGAGGAACACTTAAACTTCTAGTGCCCGATTGTCATGCTATATCCAAAGCCTTTGCGATTGGTCAATTCAATCTTCAACAATATTCAAACATGATTCTTGGTACTCAAGAAGGGAACGACAACAGACTGGCTGTTATAGACGCCACTACCCTTTTTGATATACTACAGGAATTAGGATTGACTATTCATCTTAAGAGATATGAAGGTGTTGCAATTTATGTAGAGGCAATAAAATGATAACAACAGGTTGTGAGGGGTGTTGTTTTTTGAAGAAAGACAACCAAGATAAGGCGTGTGTCCTGAATCAGATGTGCGCATCAAAAGATGGACAAGCATTTACTCCTGGATATTGTCGAATGTGTCGCAGCAATGCGTGGGCCAAGAAGCAGAAAGATTTATCAGTAAAGACTCTCTATGGCCAAGTTATGGAAGAGCGAGCTATTAAAATGGACTTATTGGTATTCTTTGATGAAGCATTCAATACTTTAGCCCATCTAGAACGGACACTAAACACTGATTGGCATAACAATTGTGTGCAAAAAATCATTATACTAGATGTTACCGGATTTGGAAATCGGCAAAATTTAGCCCTACAATATCTCAACAGCAAAAAACACACAGTACCAATCACAGTAGACAGTAGTGTGGAGCACGAGTCTGTTAGCCAACGAGGTGACTCAATCAAAAGACTTTCTAATAAGGTGACAGCACCATTCTTTTTTGCAATACCCGCTGGTACAATATTGAATAATTTCGATATATTTGCCAGAATGATCCAATATGTTCCGAGCAGGGTTATTCACTGGTCGGTTCCTTTTACGGTAGGAAGTACGGCTATTATTCCAACAGAATTCAATTATGGACTTTTTATTACGGCACCATATAAATCACTCATGAAATATCCTGAAGTCGAATCATTTACAAAACAGTTAAAGAAAGAGGAACTTGAAACTGAGATGGGGCTTTCCTGGTTGTGTGCTGATGTGTGGTTATCATGATAAAAGATAACGAAAATGTAACCATTATTATAGCTACTCATAACAACTCAACAACCATTAAGCGAGCAGTTGAATCTGTAACAAAAGGTGTTCGTCCAGCAAATCAAGTTATAATCGGAGATAACGATTCACAAGATGGTACATATGATATCCTTTGCGAAATGCTTGGTGCAAAATCCGTGACAATAGATGACAAAACTGGATTGCCGCCACAGTTTGAAGGTCAAATTGATGGAATACCAGTAAAGATTTTCAGGAAACGACTAAGCACTATAGGCAACACATTAAACATAGCTATGCAAATGAAATGGCAAGGTGTAACCATATTCGGTTTCATGGACCCAACTAGTTGGTATGCTCCAGACAAAATATCGCAAGCGATAAGAGTTTTCAATGGTCACCAATCTATAGCATGTGTAGTTAGTGATTTCTATAATCACCATTCAGACGGCAGGACAGAAAGAGTCTTCAGATGTTCTTTTGACATGCAACAATTCTTAGCACATTTTCCGTATGACCGTAATTTTTTGATTAGACAACAAGTATTTCCAAAGTTGAAAAGAGGTTTTGATGATCAAATGTCTGTCAGGGAGGATTACGACCTAATACTGAGAGTATCTGAGATAGGATTGATTTATCACATACCGGTACCACTGCATCATAACACCATTTCTAGTATTGATGAAGATGATAGGCAGTCTATAACACAATGCGAAAATAGTGCTAGACAAATGGCAGCGAAAAGAAGGGGTCAACCAAGTGTCTAAAAAAAACAAAAATACCAGACACAAAGATGCTTTCCGTAGAAAAGAAAATGCCACTGCCGAAATGGACAAGCTTGGACTGAAACTAGACGACGACATAGCTTTGGTTGGCTTTGTTTTCAAATATCTAGCTGTTTCTCATCTGACATACTTGGGACTTTCATCTATCAACCAACTATGTAAGAAATATGTCGGTATAGATATCTGTGTATTCTCTCAGCATATAGTCCAACCATGTATACCACTGCTTTGTCCTGTGTTTGGTATGTCTGATTTAATCAGATGGAATAATCATCCACTAATAACAACTAGCATAGGCACTACAATAGCTGCATTGTCTAGTAATGCACCTATAGTCTATCATTATGCTTTCGACCCAGAATTTATAGACAAGCATCACATAGAACCTGCTGATTTATTTCCAGCATTCTGTGATCCACGAGTACGGGTTATAGTGAGACATGAATCTCACAAAGAATTGATTGAAGAGGAATTCGGTATTAAAACCAATGATTTAATTGTGCCAGATTGTGATGCAGAATTGTTGGTTAAATTAGTGTTAAAGGAGATGAAAAATGACGACAAAGACAAAGCCGCCGACAAAAATGGGTAAACCTGAACTAAAGGAAGCGCTGCTTGCGCTAGGTTACAAAGAAGAACAACTTACCGACGATCAAGGAAAGGGTCTAAAACGACCTGCGTTGCTTGATAAACTCAATGCACACAAACAGGTAGAAGAAGGTCTTATGATTATTGTTGACGAACATGAAGATGATGATGTTGGCATAGCAGTTGTGCAAGACGAACAAGGTGAGCAGGAAAACTCAGAAGAAGTTCTACCAGAAGAACTTGATCCTCCAACACCAAACGATCCAGGATGGACACAGTATGTGCTTGGGAAATTCCTAGAAGACGAGGTGGATGGCAAGAATCCTCGTGTAGAAGGATTGCGACGGGTGGCTGGGGAACTCGTTGGAGAACTTATGGAAGAAGGGTGTGACCTAATAGCAGCCCCGACTGAGGAAAACCGATTCAGAGCATGTGCAAAAGCGTGGGGAGTATTCCTAACTCCAGATGGACATACGAAGCGATTTGAGGCACTAGCAGATGCCCACAGTGAGAACTGCTTTGAAGACTACGCTACATATCTAGTCGCTATGGCAGACACAAGGGCAAAAGGTCGAATGTATCGCAATGCTTTGTGTTTGAGGCGTGTTGTCTCTGCCGAGGAAGTCAGCAAGACTATGGGTGCCGCCATTGACGTACAGAAGGGTGGTGCCATTCACACTAGCCAAATCAGCATGATCAGAATGATATCGGACCGCAACGATTTCGATATAGGCGAAGTGCTTAATAATTTGGGTATTAAATATGAACTCAATGAATCAACTGGGGATGTCAACTTACAGTCGTTGACTTACGAAGACGCTCTCGCTGCCGCCAAGAGTATGCGAGAAATTAAAGAAGCTAAGGAGACAAAGTAATGGGAGACGAAAAAAAGTTTAGTAAGGGCTTTGTCTTGTACAAGGCAAGGGTGGATGGGAACGGCGCTGCTTCACAGTGGAATTTAGGATCAGACAAAGAATGTGTCTTCCTAGAAATGGCAAACCAAAAAGGCAAGGATGATAGCGGCAACGCTAGGTTTGACTGGGATAACAAGATTCGTTTCAAACTTGGAGACGCAGATATCGGAGAGATTCTTTCAGTACTTGTTGGACTCCAGTCTGCTGTTGGCCCATTCGATTCAGCTAGTAAGAAACACAAGGGTCTATTCCATTCAAACCAGAACGGAAATGCTATCTTGTATTTCGGGAAGGATGATAACGGAAGGTTCAGAATTTATCTAAGTGTAAAACGTGGAGATACGAAGACAGTTGTGCAACACACACTCAGCAAGGGCGAAGCGTGTTTCCTTAGTACACTATTGCGTCGTGCTATAGAAGTGATGTACTTATGGGATTAACCTGAATTGCTTTTGACTTTTAGGTCAACCTCCATACGTTCCATCAGGGCTTTCAAAACAGATACATCAGTTCGTAAGTCTCCAACAGTATTTGTTAAATTAGCAATGCTTATCTGCAACTGAGTCATCTGGCCAGCTATAATTTCAGCGAAGCGATCCAACTCTTTTTGGGTCGCTTTTTCATGTGCTTCGTCAGCTATCACCATGGCAGCTATCTCAGTCGTATGTCTCACTAGTGTGTCACTAAGTCGTTGCTTCTCTACACCCATAGAGAATGCTGTACCAGCTATACCTCCGATAATTCCAACAATCAAGCCGACAAAACCATATAATGTGTGTTGTTTTTTTGTCATCTTATCCCCCTAGCTCTATCTGTTCTAATATGTCTCTTTGCCAATGATCTCGGGTTATAATTAAAAAGTTCAATCCGTGTTTCTCATAGAAAGCTTCTTTCCTCTTAAGTTTATCATCTGAACGAACTTCCATCAAGCCATCATACTCAATCCACAAGTCGTAATCAGGTAGATAAAAATCCGATATACTACGACTTGGTTTTGGAAGATGTTTGTGTGGTTCATACTCGATGTCGTTCATCAGAAGCCAATCAGCAACATTTGCTTCAGACTTAGAATCGTAAGTTTCGCCGTCCAGTCCTATTTCTTTTCGCCACATAAATCACCTTAAAAGAAAAAAAGGGAGCTATGATCGTCGGGACAATCAACACTCCCTTAGTATTCATGTAAGAAATCGTTTACAAGTATTCGAGTTGCACGTACAAACCGAAGGCTTCCTTTGAACCAATGCTCAACGGAGTAGCAGAAATGCAAGTATACCAGTCGTGACGTACATCCTGTGAATCAGTACCAGACGGACTGAGACCACCACTAGCGGAACTGCTAAGTAGCGCCACAGTGACACCGGAACCGGACGGTGCGACCCATCCAGGATGACTCGCCGGTGCCAACGCAGTACCACTTGAGCTAACACCAGAACCGCCGTTAGCAACCTGAAGCACCTGGGTTTTTACACCAGTGGCTCCAGCATTAATGCTTGTGCGATCGAAGATGCGAAGCTCTGCGTTCTGGGTTTTAACCGCACTATCGAATGTAAATCGTACATTCAATGTACCAGAATTGATAATAACTGCTGATGGAACGATTGCTGGAGCACCATTGATGATTACACCAGAAGTCACAGTGTCATACTTACCATTCGTAGCTGTTGGACCTGCTGGAGCACTGCCATCACTCGCACTGATAAAGGTACTATCTTGATACTGCCCGACTTGAACCGAAGTTCCGAATGATGCTCCAAAAAAGCCTAAACCAGACGCATTAAGGTCCACCCAGACTCCCGCGCCTTGTCCTGCGTAAAAGTTAATCGCTGCTGCCATGTCTTTCACCTCCCTTCAATTTTTTCAAAACCGTTTTCTAACCCGTTTGATTATACACCAATAACCATCAACTGTGGTTGTTGTATCACTTTATTTTTTACAAATATTCTAACTCAAAGGTCGCGCCGAACTGTTTATCTCCCAATTGTGTAGGAGTACAACTCAAGGCGACATACCAGTCATGTTGAGCACTAAGCTCTTCAAAGCCAGCCTTTCGTACCCCATTCAATCCTGGAGAATTGACTACAGATATATAGTTAGAACCAGACGCACTAATGTCTGACCACACTGCATCGCTATAAACACTCTCTACTGTCTGAATACGACTTTGATGACGAATCTCTGCTACGAGAAATGTTAGATTACTAGCAGGTGTTGTCTTGTTTGCTAGGCCACCGGTAAAACTACCATCAAACACATACAGCTTAGCCTGTTGAGTAAAAATTGCAGACCCGTGTGTAAATCTGATGTTGATGGTAGCCAATTCATTAGGCAAGTTCCTTAATGCAATACCAGAACCTTCCTGGCCGTGAATAACACCAGATGCACCATTGTATTTGTTATTATTGCACTCAAAACTCTCGACAGCACCACTTGCATTTGTAACAAATGTACGTCCGTTATAGCTGCCTATAGCTACAGCCGCACTAAACCCTGTATCCCCGAAAAAGCCCAATCCAGAACTTGCAGGAACAAGGGTATCTTCACCAGCATACAATTCCAATGTTGCCATATCTTTCCTCCCTTCGTTTATACACCTTATACTTCAACACTATAGGTTTTAGAGTTCATATTTGTTCCAGTAATACTAAAAGACAATTGTAGAGCTGGAGATGTAAAATTCTTGACATTATCTGGATTTCCCAAAGAAGTGTGAGATTCTACGGGAGACAATAGTTCTATATCAGGACCGGAGATAATAGCATTTTCAAACCAAAACTCAGGTTTCATACGCATGAGCATTAGTAGTGAGTGGGAAGAATCCAAACGTGCTGTCATTCTAATTGAATTACATCCAGGGCTTAACACAAATGTTTTATTAAAATCAACGCCCAAAGGAGTCTGATCTGCAACGATTGGAACGATTGGGTTAATCTCAAGGGTGAATGGACTGTTTAATATCTGGGAAATTTCTGAACTGCTGTCTTCAAATGTTTCTTCAGTTTTAAGATCGCTGGTGTCTAACCATGATTTATCCCAACTGAACTCATTAGTTATAGAAGTTGATATTTTTATTTGTTTTGCGACTACTTCTCTTGCATTAACAATGAATGGTCCAATAAATCTTACTATATCTTCCTCTTCTTCTGCATCAAAAGCAACATCAACAGTAGTACTTTCAAACCAGTAGTTAGTAGGGTCTTCTATTAAATTCTTAGAGATAGCGTTGCCTTCTAATGTTATAGTTTGTAATTCCAAACTTGCATTTGATATATTGACGACGAAATCCACCAACATATAAGAAGCTACAGAAATTATTCTTCCCTTTTCTAGGTCATCATACTCATTTATGAATTCTTTGAAATAAGTACCGCCAACCATCTGAAGTGGAACTGTGTTTATTACGGAATTTAATTCTGTTATCGACCTGTAGTCACCCATATTATTTGGTCCATCATGATATAGTGTTGATCCAGTTAATATATTCAGAGCTTCTAGAGGTTGAGCAGTATTGCTTTGAAAATAAGATGTACCTTTTGCTTCAAAGCTTTGCGTTTCTCTAATTGTAGTAAGCGGATGATCATAAGGTCGTCCCAAGTAATTCTCAAACGTATCGTGGTCTTGATCATCCCAAGGACTAGTAGGATCAACAAGTGTAAAATCCATAGAAACTTTATTGTTTAAGGTTGATGAAGAAGTTGCAAGTTGTTGTATTATATCTCTAAAATATTGTATTATATCTAAATAAGAACTCAATGCTTTGTTATTGAACAAGTCTGTCAAATTTTGTAGTTCTATTGTATTTGTGGAAGGTGTATGAGTTGCTGGGGTAATTACACCTGTCGGATCAACATTAAATGTTTTGAACCAATCAGAAGGTATTTCTGTAAATACTGGATAAATATCTGACAAACCTACTGTGACAATAGAACCGTTTGCCAACGATAAAGGCATATCAATGTTAACGATAGGGTCAAAACTAATTGGATTGCTTCCAGCATGTATATCTAACAACATACGCAAACCATAAGACATTCTACCAAATGTATCCAATAGACCTAGTATATGCCCAGGATTTTTATAATCTATTCCTGGATTTCCCTTACCAAGTCCATCGTGATTACCCCCAGGCGTATATATCGTAGGCATATAATCAATAAACTCATATGGATCAAAACCAGCAGCTACTAATGTTGTTGGATTTGGATACAGGATGCCTTGATATCCACCACAGAATATCCCTTTGTCTGGCTGAAAAGGGTTGTACCCCTGTAAAGCCAAACTGAGCAGTTTATTATCAGTTAAAAGACCTATTGCCATATTGTTCAATAATCCTATCCTACGCTTGCGGTGGCGCAAAAAGTTGTGGAGCTTGTTCTATGAACGGTATGTATGGACCACTTTCATCAGTCAAAGAAAATATGCTGACAGTGACACGAGTTCCAACAGGTAGCAAAGCTGGTCTTAAGTCTAGCTCAGACAAATTCCTAACATTAGTCCATTCTTCTTCTAGCCAAGTTGCTGAAAGAATTGAATTACTAAAACCCCCAGTAAGTACAGAAGCTAAATTCAGTCTTTTGACAGTATACGTTGGAGTTATGGAGCTAGCAAACGTAATTATACCTAGACCGCCTTCTGGTCTTTCAAATACAAAATCTCTGTCTACACCTGTTGGACCTCTAAGGTCATCCCCCGTTTCTGGCTCTGGAGATACATCAAAAATTTCTTCTTCCCTGGGTATTGTATCGTTGTTTGGTTCTTGTCTCTTAAACTCACCAAGTTCACGAGTAAACAAATTCATCATATATCTTGTCGTGATACCGTTAACGCCAAATCTAACAACAATCTCTGTGATACTGCTTCCTGTCCCAACAGATTCTCCTATATTGATACTAGGAATTCCAGCAACTTCTAACTGTCCAGTATTGATGATAGATAAGTTGGGCAGCACCGAAGTTTTTCTTTCAGCAATAACTCTTAGTAGTTCTTGTGCTGTTGAGTTTAAGTTACCACGAATACCGAAAATCCATGGAACCAAATTGTTATCAACAGATAAATCCGATCTACCTTTTCCTAGAAGTGAACTTCGTATATTGGGGGCGGTGGTGTTCCATGGTCCATAGCGAATACCTCTGTCTCTCAGCGGTATCCATGCTTGTGATATCTTATCCTGACGTGTCAACCTATCTTCATTAGCTGTTCTCCCACCAGAATCGAGATCAAGTCTGGTTAGAGCGATAGGCAGTGTTATGATTAAATATCTACATTCTTGCTGAACAGTACATTTCATAAATGACTTACCATCCCGTTGTATTAAATTGTTAGAATTTTCAACCAATGGAGCCCAAGTAACCTTATTTGATCCTCCAAAAATTTCGGAAAGTTCAACAAAGGCACCCCACTTGCCACCATCTGTTGTCATTCTGATAAGTGTGTTTGGATCACATAATGTATTAACAAGTGGATGACTGACGCCCTCCCACCATCCGGCACTAACCAATTCTGGAAAATTAGGCAAATCTTTTCCTGATTCAGATAATTCATTCTTATTCAACTGGATATAGAATTTTTTTCCCCAAAAATTATTCATATACCTTTTCAGGGAAGCAAGATCAGTCTTATCCATTTTGTCATCTAAGTCGCCATTTAACACATCTTCCATTTCTGACACATCAGTTCCGACCCTACGTACCGCACAGTTAGTCTCGTCTTTTGTTGGATAAGAAGGGCTAGACAAAGGAACACCAGAAGAATCAAAACCCCAAAATTGCTGTAATCTAGAACTCCCGAATAGCTTTAATTCATCCTTAATTCCACCCCAGATAACTTTGTTTGTAATTATGTCATTATTCTCAAAGCCTTCGATACGACGGATAACATTACCTGAATGTAAAGCAGCTAATTCCTCTAAACCCAATATGTTCGAATTAACTATCCCAGTGATTCTTCTGACGATTCTGATTGCTATGACTATCGTGTCATCAGTAGAACTTTTCCGTTCAGATTCCACCCACCAATCTGCTCCGACAGCATTGCAGAATTCAGTAATTGTAGATACTAGTGATCTTACTTCTCCTGTGAAAAAGTACTGATTTATTCCTTCTCCAGAAAAATTTGTCAAATCTTTCAAGGCAGTCATGTCTACTTCATACACATCATTGCCATACACAAGAGTAGAAGCTTCAACTCTATCTATTATAGTTGAAAAAAGTGTGCCATTCTCTTTAGCGACACAATCTACATCGGGAGAACCGGAACTGGATAATGGTCCTATATACACAACATTGGTGTCTACTAAAATTGCCTCTATCTCTGGTTGATCGACGTAAATGTTAGTCAGATTTGCTGAATCCAGAACAGTCCTACAATCAGTCAATCTAACAGAATATACCCCAGTCCCAGCAACGTCTGTCATTACATTTTCCCACGACTGAACGATTCCTAGCAAACTCAATGATCCGAATTCAATAAGTTGTGCTGATCTTACATCGTTTTCTGCTAATGTAAAGTCTTGATCAGTTTCTTGTATTACTGTAACTGTAAAAACTATAGGTTGACCATTGAATCCCATTTGAGATGTAATGTTCTTTAGCGAGCAGCCAAAAATCTTTGACGTCACAGCCCCGGATATTTGTGTAAATATAGTTTCATCCATAAGATTAACCTTCTGTTACTGTGTGTGTTCTATTTCTTGTATATTTACCAGTACTAGGATTCCATGTTTCCCTATCTGTATCTAGTATATATGATCCAACAACAAATTGATCTATCAATGGTATCCCTCCAGCAGCATCCATAATATCCGCGATAGTATCATTGTCTGGTTTAACAGCGTGACCCTCAGAACTATAACTAACAGCAATTTGTTGAGCAGTCGCAGTATTCATTCTTTGTATTATAGGTCCAGCCAATCTTCCAGGAATGGTTATTTTAGCAGAAATAGTTTGTGGATATGTTGTGTCTACAGATATATCCACATTATTATCATCTCTGTCTGTCCACGTCCATGTCGTTCTAGATGAACCCTGTGTTTCATTCAGGGCACTAGACTTCGATATATGGACACCAGTAAACGTAACACCTGCTGGCTTTTGTGAACCTATGAGCAGGACAGCCAAGGTACGAGCATCAACATCTGAAGGTATATTACTTCTGGCATTGTTAAGTCGTTCTGTTTTTGTATCCCCATTACCCCCTATATCAACATTCAATGACAAATTGTAAACACCATCGCCAGAGTTGAAAGACAATGTAGCCTCACTACCCTGAGTGAAAGATGCATCTTCACTTGCAGACCAATTGAAGTTAAAATTAACAACAGCATCTTTTTCGTTAACGGTAATTGTCTTCTGTGTGGGGGTTGTTGGAACAACAAAACCATCCAACATTGTACCCAACGCTGTTTCTGTTACTGTCTTCGCTTGACTATTGGTTGGAGTAGCTGTCTTAGCATTAGCAAGGGCTGATGACCCACCAGTTCGCTCTTGTTCTTCTAAACCATAAATAGTACCAGTGTAGCTTACATCAACAGAATCATTTTCTGATCTATGGATAACAGTAAACGACTGCTCTGAAAATGTTGCCGCTGTTTCCCCAGGGCCAGCTTCTCTGATGGTCCATGTTTCTGTAATAGCATAACTACCGTCTCTCTCTGAAACATTAGTGCTCTTACTATAATCTCCGTTTACCCAATTAGTAAAGCCAGTGGTAAAAGAAACAAAAGTACTATCTGGCGTACCGTCTATTCTTGCGTCAGCCCAACCCTTAGCATTACTCCAAGCAGCAGTCTCATTGCCTGTCACCTCATCAAATGTCATTTCTCCCTTAGCGCTAACGGAGTGAGTAATCTCGTACACTTTTCCGTCGTGCCCAGCAACTTCATTAAATTGCCACTCTTCAGAAACGCTCTCTATACCAGAACCATCAAAACTATCCTCATCTATAATCCCAGTTAGATACTCTGCTTCTAGACTGATTTCATATGGACACCGATCTGCCCATTGTCCTTCTGGAAAATTGATAGAAAGAACTTTTGGACGACATTTGACTGGAGAAGAAGCACCTCCGAACCATTCAAGCTGTTTGCCATCTTCTCTAAAAAGCCACCTTAGAGCCTCTTGTTTACGCTGTATATTAACGAACGGAATATCACCACCAACATACGCTTCGTCTGGTGGGGAGCCACTGAGCGTCCAGAAAGCATTGGATGGGTCGCCTAGAGGATATGCACCACTTGGGGAGCCACGGAATGGAAGAAGTGTCCCTGTTAATGAAATATCATACAACACTCCGTGTTTTCTACCGTCACTAGATGTGCGGTAAACCTTTGATATCCTTATCAGTGGTGCTGGAATAATTGCTTTGCTATCGTATACTACTAAAGCCATTTTATCCTCCCTTAATACCCGTGTACATACAGGTTCCCTCTGGTATTATACACCTGATTACCAGCATCCAAGAACAAATTAAGACCACCTGGGCCATTGTTGAATAGACCAGATACACCCATTAAGTAAAACAATACTGTTCCACTCTCTTGCCCAAAGAGTCCTTCAATGAATAAATTGCCAGACGAAGAATAGTTAACTGGGGCTGCACCAGACATATACAAGTTGGATTTACCGAAATAACCAGGATCAACTTTCAGAAATAGATTCCACGGATCACTATGAGAATCGTTTGGTGTAAACCCTATTCTTGAAGGATCATCTGGATCAATGCTACAAACGAAATTGACAGATTTGCTGAATAAATTGCCTCGTGGTGATGAACCAGAAGCATGACCAAATGTATACAAATTACATATTGCAGGAATCGTTGTGTCTGCTTTCAAGAACATAATCCATGCTTCGTCGCTGGTTGGATTACCAGATTGTGTCTTGAGGAACAACGTCCAAGCTTCTGTCCCGCCAGCCGTATATGGAAAATCAGCATTGATAGCTTCTAAATAGAATGGCACTTTGTTGAATGTCTGTGTTACACCAGATTCTCCAGATGCTATGATGAATCCTTGGGTGAACAGATTTGCAGTGTTGTTAATATCATTGTCTTCTGTTTTCAGATACAGAGTCCAATTGTCCCGAGATCGCAACGGACCAATCCATAGACCAAATGAATCATTGATACTTTCTGATCCGTATATATTAAAATCTGGACTTTGGTCTCCAAAGGGATAGGCAAAATCATTGATATTACCAGGGTATGTAAAGGTACCACTTGATACTATAAACTCTGGTCCCTTAACGAAGAAGTTACCGCTAGATACCATGGATTCTGGTGCCTTAATAAAGCAATTAGTAGAACCAGAAATCGCCGAAACACCATGTATAAATAAAGCAGCATTACCGCTAGACTCTAAAAATTCAAAAGTTTTAAGGAATAAATTGCTATTACCTGATGATAAGGTTGGACTAGACATAAACAAAGATGGTGAATCACCAACTATTTGAATACCAGGCGCAAGACCACCGCTTGTTCCGACAATAGTTGGTGCAGCAATGAACAGACTCACAGATGAAGAAGAAAAGGATGGACCACTAATAAACAAAGGTGAAGGATAACCTGGCAAAACATCTATGAATAATGTTAATCCGCTTGGATATTGAGGTTCCTGAAGTGTGTTTCTGGATTCATATCCCAATATTATTAGTGGTGCATTGTAGGCACTAATACTAGGAATTGATTTGAAGTTATCCCAGTATCCAAGAAGTACGAAGTGGTCTAGTGATCCAACAGCATCTTCAGAGTATGTTTCTATTCCCGACCCAACAGTTGTTTGCCAACATTGAGCAGTTCTGTAGATAGAGCCGCCAGTTTGTGTTTGATTTAATTTTCTCTCAAGTGAAGAATATAATTCTCTCGACCCTTGAATTATAGAATTAGTGTTATCATTGTGACCATGAAGCAAAGATGCCACTGCGTCTGGTGGAACACCACTAAGAGCTATAGATTCCCAAGTGTTGTCGGCAGAAGGATTTGCCTCATCGTCTTGATAAACATCAGTATAATCTCCTGGGGGTTCCTCCCAGTATCCCATTAAATAGAATTGTTGAAAATCATTGTTCGCAAATTCTGCCCAACTTTGTATTGTAGCATTAATACCACTCGTTTGTAAAGAGGATGTCCAGCAAGCATAGTTGTCTGGGTCTGGGAAGTTATCCCCCCAGTTCATTCTATATTTACGATCATCAGTGTTGCCAACTGATCTCAATCCTTGAATATTACCAAAACTTCCTACTGCAATAATCTCTACTATAGAACCACTGGTTGCACCAAATGTATCTAAATTAACATTATTCCATGTGCTTGTAGGAGTTGAACCAGAAAAACTAGTAGCTAGTTCGACATATTTAGTTCCTGCCCAATATCCCATTAAAAAGAAATCTACACCGCTTGGGGCGTAGTGTTCTATTTTTCCTCCAGACAATTGGACATGCATTGTTGTTGAATTATATCCACCAGCAAATCTAGCAAAATATAGGTTTATACGTCTATCTAGGGTTGAGCCAGGGGTTCTTACTCCAACAAAATAATCTAAGTCTACATTCCCGGATACACCTATTAAAATTTCAGCAGTAATATCTGGTTGACCAGATGGAACAAATTCAGAAAGGTCTTTTTCTTCCCAAGTATCCTTTGAAGATGGAGTCCATGTTTGAAAATCTTCTACATATTGTATTAGCCCCCCAGGACTAATAACCTCTTTATATGCAGCAATAACACTGGTTACATCAGAATCAGCGGCAGAAGTCCACGCGCTACCAACAGTCTCAATGACCGTGGATATCCGCTCTTGAACATACTCGCGCAAATCTTCGGTTATCTCTGTGAAACCCGGTGCGGGAGTCCCAGCATAGGCATTGAAGTTCCGTGACGATGTTATAATCACCGTATCCTCAACAGTTGTAGTAATATTTCCACACGGGTGTATCGTACCTGTTGTCTGCTCAGCCTGACCGGCTACGTCCAATGTGATATTTTTGTCGTATTCGAATATAGTAGCTCCGATAGCGGATGCTGAACCAGCAGTTACAGTCACCGTCGTTACTCCGGAGGCAACATTTGACGAATGATATAGCTCGGCTACACGGGTGGCGATGTTTATTTGATCTTGTGTGTATGTGTTACTGTTATTATCTGTTACAGAAGTTGCTGCTGAGAATGAGTGTCCAATAGCAACTACGATACTATTACCTGAAGTAACGGCGCTATCGAATACAATATCTAGAGACGTACCATTGGCTACCCGAGCGCTATTATTCTGAACTTGTGTTATAGCCATTTATGTTACCTCGATACCAACACCTATATTCATAGTCTTATTATTTACCAGCCGCACGCGAATAAACCAACCCACAAGATTATCTACATCGAAATATAACCTGGGTCGATCACTTGGAATTTTCTTACTAGTGTCTATGCCCATCCCATGATAATTTCGCCATGTCACCCCATTCTGTGAAATCTGTGTTTGTAGTTTGACGTTAACACCGGCTGTGTTCCAGTCTATATTATCACTGTCGATATCTATGACAATTGACTTACTATTCGGTGGTATCTTCACGGAAGCAGAAAATCTTTCACCTGAGTCTCGTCTGTTTTTTATGAAAACATCTATTCTTGCCATACTATATTGATTCCTCCTATACAACACTCTCAAAAGTCTTAGACAGTTCAGAGTTGCCAGACGCAGAAGCGAGTTGTTGTAAGACCACACGAATCTGCTCTTTTACTACACGCTCTGCAACAGCCTCAAATTCAGAAGTGAATTCCTTGGCTGCACTTGCAACACCCTTAACATCAACTTTAATTTCACTCATCGTCTCGATGTCAATACCAACGCCCTCTTTCATGGCACCTGCTATTGTAGTCATCTCGTCGCTAAGAGTTCCCATACTTTCTTGTGTCTTGCTAGCCACTTCGTTGTTTACAGCAATAGCCTCAGTATTCTCTCCTAATCCTTCTACTACTAAAGGCTCTTCTGCATCTTCGACAGCTAATTCTGCGGCCTGCTGTGTTTGTACATCGACAGCATTGGTAATAGCGTCTACCCGTTCACCAAGAGCATTAACAGCCTCGGTTGTCTGAATAATAGCCTCTCTTGCCCCTTCTCCTTCAGCAACAGCAACAGAAGCATTTTGTTGTGATGTCGCAGTTTCTCTTTGTGTGTCGGCTACTACCTGCATTTGTGTTGCAAAATCAGATATACCTTGGCTAGCCAATATCATATCAGCCCCACCCTGTTTCATGTCTGTAGATGCGACTCTAGTTTGTTCAGTTGATTGTTCTGTTGCGTCAGCGGCCATTCTTATTTCGGAAGCAGCTTGTTGGATATCAGAGGCAGAAGAAGAAATCTGTTCGAATACTCGCGGAGCAGACTCGGTTTCTGGAACACGCTCTGGAACTGGCGTTAACCGCAGTATTGTATCCTGCAATCCCTGGCTCAAACCCGGCACCAATTTCTCTGGTTGTCGAGCAACCGATGGGAACTGTATTAATGTTTGGATACTTTCCGATAAGTCTGTGAGAGGGCGATTCAGAGCACCTATAAAATCGATTTCTTTTATAGCTGGTTGTTTGGCTTGTTCCTGTAGTGCCTGTGCGGTAGCGCGAGCGACAGCCTCAGAATCAAGACCACTTTTACCAATAAGTTTAGGAATATCAAAAATGAAACCATCAAATTTATCAAGCATCCTTGACAGGGCACCACTAGCAACTGCACCTGAGATATCACCACTGAAAAGCTGTCTCCTAGCAGAATCCGCAGCCATAGTTGCGGCTACTTGTCTCATTGTCTCAAACACATTTTCTATTCTGCCTCCGAAAACTGCCGACTGTGCAGTATTTCTATCAAGGATTTTTTGTTGAGTGCTAACCGCCTCTGGAACAGGACGTCGTTGTGTAAAAGCACGCCCTTCTGGTGTTACTGTTACGTTAAGAGCACTAAGTCCTTTCCTTAAATCCCCTTGAGTCAAAGCAGATGTGAACACTTTTATAGCATCAGTGCTTTTTACTAATGCATCAGCAAAAAACTGTGCTGGTTCTACAAAAGCTTGGGAAACATCTATAGATATTTGTGCTTCGGCAAGTTGACGCTGTCTGTTCATTTGTTCAACGATTTCACCGCTCAATTCTGATATTCTTCTTGCACCGGCTTCATCAGTAGGTAATCCGGCATCTCTTCTTCTTCCTTGTAAGTCAGCAAACGCTTGTGGAGATAATTCTGCTGATTTCTTGAGTAGTTCAAAAATGGCTTGTAAATTTATTAGTTTCTCACCAGTTTCTCCCAATTCTCGTCTTAACGCATTACTCGCAATCCCACCATCTTTCGTAGCTTCATTTACTTTCCTAAATATGTTAGCATAATCTTCAGTGGTGGGGATAAGGTCGTTCAAAATATTTCCTATTAATTTAGTATTTGTTCCAAAGTCTATGATAGCTTGTTGAGCACCTACCGTACCTAACTCAATATCTGCTAATCCACCAGTATCTATACCAATTGCTTCTAGGCTTTTGGTTAGATTGTTTGCTATAGTTGTTGCCAAATTCGCAGTACCAATATCCTTAATCGCCAATAATTCTAGACCAGACAGCTCTAAATTCAATTGTTGATTTTGCGCATTTATCCATTTTGTAAAAATAGTTATTGATGCATCAAAAAATGGCTGTTGACCGCCAAGCGCATCTGCCATAGCTTTTTCTAGAATGTCTGAATCTGGTAATAACCCACCTTTTTCAGTAAGTGCTGACCTTAGCTGTCCTGCTATATTGCCTGCTGTGGCCCTGAAAAGGGCTTTAGCCTCTGGAGGAAGTTTTTTTGGCAACGTTTTCTCAAACTCTTTCAAAAAATCGTCGAAAACATCAAATGGATCAACCTTTTGATCTTTTAATAGAGACACTAACGAATCTGACTTAGCTTTGCTCGCTACTATTGAATCAAAAAAAGAATCTAAACCTTTACCTATGTCAATTACATTTGTCGCAAATCCCTCTAGTCCCTTGAAACGACTTATGTCAAAAAAGTCTCCAAGTTGTCCAGAGCTTACTATGTTTCTGACAGCTTTTTCGGAAACATCCGTATCGGGTAGGGGTATACCTATACCTCTGCCTATATTTTGGCTAAGTTTGTTGAATGTTTGCACATTAGATTCAATTGCTCTTGCGGCCTTACCAACCGAATCACTCAACAGACCAAGTTGACTACTAAGTTGAATGGGTACGTTCAATGTACGAAAGTCACTAGAAGCTTTTTCGATAGCGTTCGCAAGTTTACTAATTTCAACATCAAGTCGTGATTGTTTTATACTACTAGCTATTTTGTTAAGACCACCAGCTTGTTTTATCATAGCCCGACGTATACGACCAGCAGCTTCAATATTGCCACCAAATGATTGAGCAAGTAACTGATCCAATCCACTTTCGAGTCCTGTTCCTCCAAATTCTTGTATGGCAGATCGAATAATTTCGTTTAGCAAATCTGGATTATTTCCGACAATATCTTCAGTCATTTGTTGTGCATCGGCATCACTAATTGCGAACAATCCTTCGCCTTGGAATAAATTACCAAGCCCCGCAACGACACTGGCCATTGACCCTGAAAGTCCTTCTTCGAATCGATCTGCTGATTCTTGTATAGCATCTATAGAGATTACTCCTAATCCTCCAACAGTCTCTTGTAAGGAACCTATGTCACCAGCTTCGATATCTGGTACTTTAGTTTCAGACACCTTTTGCGCAGCAGTATCTAAAATACTTTGTATATCCAAATCTACAGCCTTGGTTGCAGCAAATGTAAACGCACCAAGTGCGACAATAGCAGTAGCTAATGCTCCACCGAATGGAGTGAATAACTTAAGAGCACCACCAATGGCTCCGACAACACTTTTTCCACTGATTAGAGAACCAGCTATACCTATGATAGCAGCAGCCTTAATAAATTCGGAAGCCATCAGACCGGTAGAATCACCAGCCTCCCTGAATGATGAAGACAATTTATCTGACGCCAGAATAATAGCAGCGGCACCAGCCAATTGACCAAGTGGTGATGTTGCAGCGCCCCTTAGCCCACCCAAAGCTCTTGCTCCAACACCACCAGCAGCAGCAGCACTTCCGGCGCTCAAACCTACACCCCCGGCCAATCTATTTTGGACACGTTGTCTAGCTGTGACACCAGCAACTCCACCAGCACTAATGGAACCAAGTACTGCTGGTATTCCGCCACCGATGCCAACAGTACTCATGAACGCCAATGCTTTGCTAGCAGTTCCTATTGAAATAGCCAGCAATTTGAAACCAGCAGCAAATCCAATAATAGTTGTAAGTATCGGAATCACAGGTTTAATGGTATCAATAAAGAAAACAAAAGCCTTTCCTAATTGTGTTGCCCCACGAATAATTGGGACGAACAATGGTTGTGCCAATGACTGAACAAGCTTATTCATTTCTTGAACTAATATGTTCAACTGTGCTTGGAGACTTTGTAATCCTTGTTCTGCAACCCTACCAAATTCTCCAGCAGAATTATTTGCTGTGCCGATTGCATCATTCATAACATCGATATTGCTGACTAAAGCAAGCAAACGAGAAATCTGTCGTCTGCCACCAAGCTTTGTGCCGATTTCAATTCGATCCTGAATACTGACTGTATTTTGTAGTGCAACAGCAATTCGCTTAATAGCTTCAACTGGATTTCCTGCTTCAATCGCCTCTGATATACGAATTCCTTTACCTTCTAGAAAATTAACGATATTAGGATCAGCAAGACGAGAAGAAATCGTTTTCATAAATGTACCGACAGTCTCGGCACTTTCTCGTGTAGATTGTCGAATTGTCGTAAACACACCAACAAATTCTCGGAATGTACCACCTATAGCTTCAAACGCAGCACCACCACGAGATATACCTTTAGCGATATCTTCTGATGACGCAGCAAATTTGTTAGACACCGCCGTCAAAACATCAAGAACTTCAGTTGTAGATAGTCCCTCTTTTCTGAATTGATTAAGAGCAGCAATAGAACCCTGGATAGCTGCATCTATTGTTTCAAAAGAAGGAGTCAAAGGAACCTTAGACAGTGCTGATAATGATTCTGTTAATTGATCCCCGCGTTGACCAGCCTGTGCTAGCACCTGAGCAACACGAGCAAGTTCTGACGCAGACGTTCCAGTATTTGCCGCCAGATCAAGAACTGTGTTTCTCAGGCTCTCCATCTGTGGTATTGTCCGGCCCATAATTTGAGTAACCTTCAACATCGCAGCATCAAATTCAATAACTGCCGCTGTTGCCTTAGCTATTCCACCGAGAGCAGCAAATGGGACCACAGTGACAGCCAAGAATGCGGCATACCTTTGGCCAGCTATTTTCATAGATGAGCTAAAACCATCGGCCTTTATGGAAGCCTTACCCATTCCGGCGGCGACGACCCTGGTTGACCCAGCAGCTTTTGTCTGAGACGTAGCAAGTTTATTGTTTGCAACAGTGACCTTATTCGTAGCACCTGCTAGTGTTGTAGCAGCAGCGGCTTGTACTCCAACACCAGCAGCAACTCCACCAGCCCCAGCACCGCCAGCGACAGCAACTCCTGTTTGTGCAGAGCCCTTAACCTGCGAAAGAGCAGCCTCAACCTTTTGAAGACCGAGAATCTCTTTAATTCGAAGATTAACATCAAGCACAAATGCCACTTATATCACGCCCTAACTTTTTAGTTTTGTAGTAGTTTTCTTTGTTTTACTCTTTTTGGGATTAGCTTTTTTGACTTTTGTTTTATTCGTCTTCTTTGCTACTTTAACTTTTACACCAATAGTCCCAACCACTACTTCTTCACCACTTTCATCATCTATAAACGGTTGCGAAGCATCTACTAGCAAATTTCCCTTTTCGTCAACGGGACGACCAAACGTATCGACCATCTGTCCTTCTCGGTCAACATATCTTCCATCCTTATTCACCAGCCTGCCATCACGATCTGTCATTGTACCATCACTTCGAACATAGCGTCCATCATCGTCAATCATACCTGCATCTTTAAGCCATTTCATCTCAAACATGCTTTTGTGCATGTCGGTCTCTAACCCATAGACCATATTTGCCAAAGCTCTGGCACCATCCATCAGTGCTGTTTCATCTTGTCGATCAACGTATTCTGTATGGTTTTTCAGAACAGGAACACCAGTGTCAACAGAAACAAAACACTTAACCAGTAAAAACTCAAAACGAAAATTTTCCGCCTGAGATTCTACTGTGGCAGAATCAAATGCCTGTCTCTTGGCGTGCTTTTCCATAATCAATTGTCTCTTTTCTGCCATCTGTATAGCCAACGCTCTACCTTCGGATAGTTTAATACCACCCTTTTTAAGCATTAACTCTTGAGCACGAATTTCAAGAGCCAGTTTTTCAACCTCAATAGCATCCCCCAAAGTCCATATACCCATCTTGGTCAGATACTCTTCGAGTTCTGCCCGAAGCAATAGTCTGTTGGTAGGATTTTGCGATCCACTACGAATCAGAGATGCCATTTTCAGATTGTATGCCATGTTCGCTTCCTGATTGATTTTGTTGGTTGGTCGTACAACTGCCAATTTCAATTCTTTTCCATCAACATCTACTGTGTTGACCAACGTCCTTTTAGTTTCCATCGGTTTTTCCTCCAAAGTCCATACGATACCCTTCGAACTCTACACGGTGTAGGTCTATTTCCATACCCAATGCACGTGATTGGGCATTTCCTTTGTCAAGGATGTTCTTGCGAACTTGATCCCATAGTATACGGTTTGCTTTTTGCTCTGTGGTAATTTGATCTTCTGGTAAACTGTGACCCCATAGATCAAAACCAAACGTATTTTCGAATTCAGCCAAAGCAGAAATAAAGCAAGTTCTAAATTTCTTGTGCGATATTTTCTTCAAGCGTTCTTGTGAGTCTTTTGAAATGCGCCCCTTTTGAGCTTCTTTTTGTGTTCGTCTTAATACAGCTAACTCTTCCTCTTTCATAGACATAACTATCCCCTTACCTATGACTAATATTTTTGACATGTTTTCTCTGTTTATCCATTAGCTGTTGTCGCATTTCATTTTGACTATCTGGCATATCTTGTTCCTTGATAGCACCCTTTCGTTCTAACAATTTTTGACGAGCCCTAAGCTGAGTACGAGCACCAGGATCATTCATTTTGTAAATCTTCTTGGCCCCATCTTGATCAGCCATAATAAACTCTTCATTGCGACCTGGTTTATTTGGTTTATTAATCTTATTCTTTTGTGTTCCACCCTCTATTTTTTCACCCTGACGAATAAACCATGAATCCAACAAATCGTCGTCATAAACAATATCACTTGAAGGGCGTTCAAACGCAGAATAAACAGAATCATAGATAGTTGACCAATATGCTAACTCCCTTTGATTTAACGACCATGCCGAAACTGGATTCGAGAACAAGTCATTGGTACTCTTTGCTATCTCCCAATGCATTCTCCATTGCTGTGATCTAGCTAGTGATCTTATGAAACTAATCGGTATACGCGATGTATAAAAGAAAGCACTACAAAGTTGACTTATCAACCCTGTATCACTATAGTTATCAAATTCTTCTTTGGTGTTCCAGAAATGCTGTCCATCTTCTCTCTCTGCTATCTGTCCAATTAAAAATCTTTGTTGACAAATTTCAGCATGAGCTTCTGCACTATTCTGTAACAGACTGTGTCGTTTGTTTAATCGTTCAACCAAAGCATCCTCAGCACGACGCAAAAGGGAACGAGCTTGTTCTAGCCGTGTTGTGTTGAACAAGAAATCCAACAATCCACGCCTGATTGTTTGAATATCTTTTTGTATCCCTTCAATTTTTTCTTCCTCATCTAAACTCCATCGTTCTAACTCGATGAGGCTCTGGAGTAGTTCGTCTTCAGGAGGTAGACCAATGACAGCAGCGCGTTGACGCTCTGTTTCGTAAACCATAGCAGCTTGTGTCTGTTCTTTTGGGGTGGGAGGATGGAGTAGAAGTGAGACAAGACTTCCCTCTTGGGTGCTGACAGTTACAGGGATATATCCCCAACTGATCCTGGCAATAAGCCGTTCTTTTGCGGCTGCATCCATCTAACACCTTCCCAGTTCCAAAGTATACAGTGGTACTGTCTATCCAGACCTAAGTCCTATCCTACAAATCTTATACACCATATTGATGATAAAAATAAGTGATTATACTAACAGTCCTACCAAGAATCGAACTCGGACTTATTGGGCCAAAACCAATCGGGCTTCCATTACACCATAGGACTAAAACGGAAGATAGACGAATCGAACGCATGACGCTCATCACGTCACCCCGGTTTTCAAGACCGGTTGGGACTCCATTATCCAGGTACCCTCCAGTGCGCACAAAAAAACCGAACAACCATCGAAGGATCGTCCGGTTCTGTGTGTTTGATTGTACGTGAATCTACATAGTCTACCCCAGACGGCCCTTTGACCGTTGATTACTGGATTGGGATGACTGTTGTTTTAGCTTCATTTCGTTCTCCGTTTTGTGATTGCCCCTTACACACATCAGTCTAGTCAGTTTTGACGAGAGGTGATAGACAATCTTACATACTTTTATACACAATCATAGACAATAACATAGTCACTTCCATCTTTTTTTTGACGGTATTTCTATCCAATAGGCTTGGGGGGAGTCGAACCCCCGACTACCGGTCCCAGTGACCGGCGCTCTAACCCGACTGAGCTACAAGCCCTAAAGTCTATACTCGGAGTTTCACCGATACTATCAGTTTGGAAGCTGCTGTTAAACACTACAGAGACACAACATTGCCATGAGGACGAATCAACTTCATTACATAATCATCCACACGTTTTTCCTGCCCATCAAAACGAGCAAACATAGCTGGCGTATGACTAACCCTTTTGGCAGCAAGAGCGAATGCCACACGATTTTCTCGATCTACAATACTAACAAACTGGTGGTTGATTTCTTGTCTAATGTCGAAATAGCTAGACTCAAGAACTTCAGCTATAGCATTCAACTGATCGTGATATTCTTGATCTACCTCGTTCCATACATCTTCTGTCACTTTGCCGTCTTGCATATTGTTCCAGATGGTTAATGGTGTCAAATTGGCCAACAAGGCACTTCTGCGAAAATAATCTTCAGACTTAATTTTCACCCTAAGCCCGTTGTCGAATCGAATAACAAAACCTTCCATTTCAGAACCAGATACAGTTTTAATCTGACCACGACAATACCCAAGCCAATTACGATCATAGGATTCGGTTATGGTAAATCCGAACTCTTTACTCCATTCCTCAACTTGCTCCCACTCGTATTCTTCTCCAGTATGTCTATTATAGGCAGCCAATAGTACTAGGTCTTCCCTGTTGCCATAGTTCACTACGATCTTGGTCGCAGGACAGATAAGCTCAAACAGCAGCGTTACTTTGTCTGGCAACCCGGTCAGGTCGTATCGTTTCAGGAACTCTGTAGCCCATATTGCGCCAACGCTCTTGAACGAACCTCTGGTAGCTATTCGGTGTTGTCCACCATCTCTATAAAGGATACCAAGCCATCCGTCTTGTTTTTTGAATATTCTGAATCCATCACGCCACGGAAGATTCCGCTCCTGTGTGTCTATTCGCTGGTTCATATTGAAGAATTTAGGGAAAGGTTGTGCGACTACTTCTCCCGTTTTTCTATTGTATATATTTCCACGGCTATTAAGGGTAATGTCGTCCCAGTGTTTGCAGTGATTCGCGTAGGTGTAGATAACAAGGTCTCCACGATTGTCACATCTGAGAACCTTCTGGCCTACAAGCGAATCTCTTATTTTTATGAATTCATGTTCCATTTTTATATCTCCATAACAACTGGGTCGGGTGGGACTCGAACCCACGACCAAAGGGTTAAAAGCCCCGTGCTCTGCCGCTGAGCTACCGACCCAATGTGCGGGGCAGGATTCGAACCTGCAAGTCCCAGAAGGGAAACGGGGTTACAGCCCGTCGAGCCACCAATTGCTCAACCCGCACGTCTACCAATTCAGTCACGAGACCAATTACCCCGAGTAGGATTCGAACCTACACTGACATGGTTCTAAACCATGCGCCTCTGCCATTGGGCTATCGGGGCTCAATTACCCATAGGATAATGCTTCTCTTCGTAATCACCAACCACCAACACTAAAGACTCAAGAGATAATCGCTGAACAACAGTTGGCTTGTCTATGTTGCTGAGCAAATCAACGATCTCTAGCGACATATCGTATTCATCACATGTGTGTACCCCGTTGGCACATAATTCTATCATCGTCATTTCGTGTATAGCCAATGCTTCCAATATTTCCTTTTGATCCATTTTTTTACCTTTCAATACCCCTGGAGGGAGTCGAACCCTCAAGTCCTTTCGGACAGCGGAACTTAAACCCGCCACGTCGCCATTGCGTCACAGGGGCTAAAACCATTTCATTTTTTGATAGTCGATGACGATATCAAATGCTATCCTAGTAGACATATTTCCTCCGGTAGTATCCCGAAGGTATCCAACCACCATTCCTTCGGCTTATCACGATGCTTTCGCCACGCCGTTTGTCCGCGACTTATACATTTTTCCTTACGATCCCTCTCCTGCTCAACCCATTCTCCGAATACGAACTTCTCGTTATCACTATGCCCCCTAATCCAACTCTATCTTTCGTGTCTTGCTATGCTTTCTTTTCTTTTTCTTAGTCTTATTTTTCTTTTTTTCTTCTTCAATAGTCGGAAGTATTATGTCTTCTGGCATCTGTTTCATGTAGGTTTTACCAGGAGGTGGAGTATATAACTTATCTTCATTCTTGAAAATCTTGAATATAGTTCCTTTCTGTGCGTACTGACTTTGAAATATCCTGACACCAAACAATTTTATTCCGTCTAATAGGTCTCCATAGCTATACTATGGGATCGATTGAAGCAATTCTACTAGATCATCACTGTTTACCAGCAATCCTTCAAGTTCTTGAATGCTGCGACCTTTCAATTTCAAGCTAAAAAGAGCCTCTTGAATGTTTTTCTTACCAAACGCCATACTTATCTTCCCACAACCTATCTGGACAAACTTTTGTATCTTTCAAGCAATCTAATAAGTCTGTCCGCATCTTGAAGCTTTATCATCGCACAGTCCCAATGACCGTATTTACACTTGTATCCAAATAGATATTTGATTGCAATCCAGAGTCTACCGAAAAACCCGTGATACCGATTCAAAAAAACTGATGTATAAAGCTCAACATCATTCGGATCGTAAGCGTCTAACTTGAATCTCAGAGTATGTTCGTCAGTCTCACAGATACACTCAAAAAATTCACTCATCATTTTTCCTCCTAACTTACCGGACGGGAGTCGAACCCGCGACATTCTCGTTAACAGCGAGATGCTCTGTCCACTGAGCTACCGGCAAGATCGTATAGCCCTCATAGCAGGGATTCTGTTTGAGTCTCCGTCATTTATCTATGCCGCTACCCGACCATTATGGTGCTGCTCACCCACTAGGTCTATTTGCGTTGCAGCCTCCGTGGTTACAGGCTCGTATCAACGCCTACCACGTTAAGCAGTGCTGTCCCTAGCTTCCTCAGTACGGTCTTACAGTACCGCGACGGAGCGGGGCTATAATCAGGGTGGTAGGATTCGAACCTACGACTTCTCGGCTCCAAACCGAGTACTCTTCCACTGAGCTACACCCTGTGTAACTCCTTAAGATAAGAACCTGTCCCTTCTGGTCCCCATCCAAGTTCTTCGTCAACTTCTGCTCCAGTAACAATGTCAAATTTCCAACAACCACAATGAATAAATTTGTCATCAATAGATGTTATCTTCAATTTTATAGGAATAATTGCTGCCAACATTCTTGTAACGGTGTCTCCAATTTTCATACTTTATACCAATCACAGTTAAGGGAGTCTAATTTCTATTCACATCCAATCACTTCAACATCAATTCCACGTTTCTTAGCCTCACAAACTATATGCTTGGTCCCTTTCGATTGTGACAAATCGTCATGAAAGGCAATGAGTAGATGAGGCTTTGTATCAAGCATCTTGATGTTCCTTAATGGGTTCCCTGCCCCTGGCAGACAACTATTTATGGACAACAATCATTCATTATCATCATTAATGAATTTGGATTTGAATTCCTTCATCTGAGCAATCCTTTCCTCAGCCTGTTTACGTGTTGCATAGCATCCGAAATTGCGACCTGTCTTCTCACTATAAACACAATATGGCTTGCTTTTTTTCTTGCCGTCCTTACGGATTACTGCTGCTGCTGCCTCAGCAAGTCTATCTGTCGCCCTCATAATTTCCTTGTTCCAATCTTTCATCTCTCCACCTCCTTAGTCTTATGATTTGTTCAATTGTTAAGTAATACTTGTATGGTGTCTTAGATTTTCCTTTACGACGACCATTAGATAACCGTATACTCATTTTAATCTCCGTCACGAGGAAGTATTACCACATTATATGGCATAAAAATCACCTTGTCTTCAAGCTGTACCTCTTTGATAAGAAATGGGACAAGCCCCCAAATCTGACAACCAACCTCGTAAGCCCTATCGTGTGTATCATAGAAATCGTGTACAATAGTCCCTTGAACCAATGCGAACTTGCCAGTATGGTGTTTACACCACTCTTCGCGGTTCTGGTCAAAAAAACCCAATTCGACGTCTAATACGTGATCTGTCATATCTCTCTCCTAACGACCCCTGTTGGGATAATGGTCTCACGGACCCAGCAAGACACAAAAAGGCAGCACGGGTCACCACAGTGACTCCTAGCCACCTACTAGTCCAGCAAGGGCAGATGCGAATCCACCTGCGAATTTACCACTGTTGTCAGTAAAAAGCTCCCAGCACGTTGAAAAACCAGACACACATGCTGAAACATCCCAACCACCAACATTACTAACTAGCCCTTCTAATAGATGGCAGCCACTACACAAAAACATAGACGATGTAAGAAAAATTATACATAATTTCTTACGCATTACATATCACCCCATCCACTTCCTTTTCCACGTTTCTTCACACTTGGAGCCTTCTTCATAGGAGGAAATCTACGATAAATCTCCCCTGCTGTGATTTTTCTTAGTTCTTCTAACCAAACATCTTCTGACTCAGGCGTCCACACATTAGGACTTACAATCGAATCAAGTATCTCTTGATCCGGTGGTTCTATCTCAGCCCGTTCTCTCTCCTGGATTTGCCGTTTTTGTTTATTTTTCTTCTGACTGTGATCCATCTTGAATACCCTTATTCAAAAGAAGGTGTGCGAACATCGCCTTCTTCATAGGTCCAATATCATTATACACACAACCCTTTACCCAACGTCCCTCAACAAAAGATAAATAACACTTAGTGGCAACACAAATCTCTTTTTGTGTCTTGCCATCAATTTCAGTATCCAACCAATAATTTGAAGTTGCACTGTTTGTCACTTGGCCACAGTTTGTACATATTGCTATCGGCATTTTTCTACCCATTTCGCAGCAGAAGCGATATCTAAAGATATGAATGGAAGCTTGATAGCATGTGGGAGAACGCGAAGTATATTATCAGCACCGGCTGGATTACAAGAATGTATAACACACGGTGTTTCTTTGTTCTTTGTAAACGAAGCAATAAACTCTGCAAGTTTATATCCGGTGTTATTTGCAAATGAATCAACAAACTCTTCTCCTCCTAGATCATGGTCTAGAAAGAGTAGGTCATACTTGTTGTTTACAACAAGACTTGTGCCTTCTTCTACGGTTTCGGCATGATCTATGTTATGGCCAATCAATTCTCGCCGGAACTTAACCATACGATGCTTATTGTCTTCCAGAATGAAAATCTTCATCAGTAGCTCAATCCTTTCTGATATCGTTCTCTACGACTGTGTCTTCCGTATTTCAATTTCGTCACAACCTAATATTACTCGCAACATCATTTTTCCTCCTACTCACAACTACAATTCGACATCTCCTGCCGAATGAATCTTCTCATCTTCGTAGGGTACCATAACCCTCCGACGAAATTCCGCTTGAGCTTCTGACAAGGCAGACGAGACAACAGCCATTCTCGCATATCCACGTTTCCCACCGGTATCTTCATCGCACAAAAGCTTAGCAAGACGAAACAAGACATAGTTTAGTTCGCCCGATAATTCATCATTACTAGCTCTGGCATTCAGAATCTCGGCCAAGCTATTTATCAGAGTGTCATACTTCGCTCTATTTTTCTTTGGGATATATGGCATTATACTCCTAGCTCTTGCTCAGATACCGATTGCCTACCACTTTAAGCTGAACTCTTCCTATCTTTCGGTCTGTTCGCTCATGAACTGGTTTCACAACAACCCCTTCGAGATAATGAGACGCCCCAGGCCATCTACTATCTCCCTCAGCGAATTCAAGAATCTGCTTTTTATTGAAAGCACCTCTGTGAACCAGCGGTACCCATTGTAAAGGAGCACCAACCTTATGTGCTACGTCGAAGTCTAACCACTGATCGCCTTGTAAAATATCAAAAGCAGCAAAGAATATACGACCATCTGTCGATCCATATTTCAAATCCTGAACCTGACCGAATACTTCACCGTACACTGTCAACCCTTGGTTATGTCGCAACCAAGATTCCAGGGCCATGTTCTGTTGTAGAACTTTCCACCAAAGGTTTTTCGGGTCTTCCTTCTTCCAGAATTTACGCGAACCACAGAATATCACATCATCGACACATGAGAATCGAGCATTTGCTCCGTGTATCTTTTCTGTGACAACAACCTCTTCACCTTCTGTAAAATTATCAGAATACTTACGGAAATTAAGTACATCGTATGTTGGGAAAAAACCCTGCGGTGGTGTCACATTGTCTCCACCTGTAGTTAAGTGACCACGCACCTGTGGTTCGTAATGAATAATCCCAAGTCGCTCCATGAAGTCATCACCAAGATTCGCATCAGCCGGTGCTGTAATCAATAGTCCAACAGACCATTCGCCTCGCAGCTTACGAGCCTTAATACGACGGTGCTTGCCCAAGAACTCAAATTCCTTTGTCTCAGGAACAATGCTGTCTGGAGGGATATAGATAGCAAGATCACCATCACTCCAATCCGCTGTACGAACGGCGCATTGAAAATCCCCAACCATAACAAGGCTGAGGGAATCAGCATTTGGGTGTTGCTCAAGTTTGACCTTGACAACATCACAGGTGTGTTCGGCTACTTCAAACATTATTCAGCATCTCCTGCGCTTCTTCTACGTCTCAATGGCGGTAATACACTTGGAGCCGGTGATGGAAACTGTGGCTTTTTTGGCTGATCTGGCCACGGTGGTTCTACAGTTGGTCGTTTGATGATTTCAATATTTTCCGGTAGTGTCTGTTGTAGCACAGCAACCGGCGGGTTTTTGATCCGACCAATTTCATTCAACAGGAAACTGACAACAGCACATAGTTCATATATTAAAACTTTCGGATTCTTAGTTCCCGTACTTCGTCTTATGTCTTCCAACTTTACTTTCACTTCTTTAATGTCCATCTTTGCTCCAAACTGCCACGTATGGCATTTCACGGTATCTACCGTTATAATCCAGTCCGTACCCTATTACAAAATCGTCGGGAATATCAAACCCGACGAAACCAGGAGTTACACCAGTGAGAGCTTTTCCAGTCTTACGCAACAATACAGCAGTCATAATACTCTCAGTAGACTGCAACTCCAAATTTTCTCTGACCATGTTTATTGTCTTACCGGTATCCAAGATGTCGTCCAACAATAATACATGAGCATTATGTAACGATCTGGTAGGTTGAGTAATAATCTTTGGTTTCTTAGCTATCGTTGTTTTGCCTGGATAAGTAGACACCCTGATAAAATCAAGCTCTACACGAATCGATAACTTCCTAACCAAATCTGCCATAAAGAACATAGCACCCGTCAGTATTCCTATAATAACAACAGGTTCTTGTGTCCTCATGTACCACCATTGTCCTAGATAGTACTCATCAATCTCCGTAGCGATATCTGCAATTCGGGCATGAAGGCTTGCTTCGTCGATGAGTGTTTTCATCTTGTTATTCATAGCGTCTCAATAAAGAGGCGATTTCTTTTGGTGGAGATGTTGGCATCCGAGAGCCAAGTCCAGAAATCATTCCAATTCTGCTTCTACGTGCATAGTCAGATATTTAATTCTCGAAGCCACGAACGCCAACTGACGGGCTTTCGTTTTTCCACGTCCGACTATTGCTTCGCTTTGATCAGGTCAGATATCAGATCATAGCTAGCCCACTGGTCATCGTCGCACGGAATAGCAGGCGTCTTCCGATTGACTAGCTACTTACGCAGCCATTTTGAAGCGAGATTCGCCGTTTAAGCGTTTTGTCAGTTGTTTTACGAGGCCCACTGACAACCTCGGCACGCAACATTATCTTCCTCGATCCTGTCAAAACCTTTCATCCCCATACCTTCTTCTACACCATTATACGGATGACCAATGGTGTTGTTTCACAAAAAAACCAAAAATACACCAGAAGAATCCTAAAATAGACACAGCGATACGCCAATAAAAAAGCGAGGGCCATATTTCAGACCCTCGGTTAAGAACGACGCGCAAGGATGACGTAACTCGATTTTGACGCCTGCTTACTTCTTTCGTTCATCCTTATTATACACATAAGATCGAGCTTTGGCTTTGGATTCGGCTATGATCTTTGCGCGAACTGAAATAGGACGTGTCTTATTTT